CCCGAGCCCGAAGGCCTCCCCGGCGAGGCGATCGTCGCCGCGCTCGGCCTCGACGCCATCCTCCGCGGCGATCCGAGCTTCACCGTCGAGCGGCAGAACGACGCTGCCAGCTTCACGAAGCGCGCCCGCGCGCTGCTGCTCAAGGCGCTGGCGGTCCGCGAGCCCGAGCCTGACGACGAGGAAGAGCCCGACTTCGACTATCAGACCGTGTCGGACCTCCTGCGCGACGTCGGTGAGGAACAGAACGCGGCCCTGTTCGACGCGCTACCCGACGACATTCAGGATGCGGTGCTGGCCGCCGCGACCACCGCGATCGAGTATCTGCAGAACGCCCAGCCCCGGCGCGTGACCAAGACGACGGCGCGCCTCGAGGTGTCGCCGCCGGAGCCGTACGAGCTCGACCGGTTCGTGCGGGCGTGGCGCGTCGCTGTCGACCCGCTGTCGGCGGTCAAGGCGATGACCGTGGGCGCCCTGGACATGGTCATGGTCGGCGCGCTGGCGGCGGCCTACCCAGCGATCTACGAGCTGCTGGCGGGCGAGGGCGGGCTGCTCGACGACGCCATCGCCACGATGAAGGGCCGCCGCGGCGAGAAGTGGGACGTCACCGACGACCAGGACCGGCAGATCAAGATCCTCCTACAGGAGGACCCGATCGACCTGGACCTGGCCAACGATTTCGCCGACCTGGCCCCGCCACAGCAGGCCCCGCCGGGCAAGCAAAGCAGCCGGTCCATCAAGCCCACCGACGAGCTGTTGCCGTCGCAGAAGTCGGCCGCGTGACGCTGGTGCATTGACGAGGGCATAGGAGCGCCATGTCAAACCGAAACCGAGAGCACAAGCCGGACTACATCGACGTCGCCGGGGGCGCCGCGGACGTCGTCGGGACGTGGCTGAACGTCGAGGGGGTCGACAACCTGTCGTTTCACGTCCAGTGGGCCTCGGCCGATGCCATCGGCGTGTTCAAGATCGAGGCGAGCAACGCCGGGCCGGTCGTGGACGCGAGCACCCGTCAGGAGCAGCCGGCGGCCGTGCCCGCCGCGGCTCTGATCTACACCGAGGCGACCACCAACCCGGCCAGCAACAACGGGACGCACATCATCACGCTCGCCGACCGCGCCGAACGCTGGGTGCGCTTCTGGTACGACCGAACGAGCGGCACGCTGACGGCGCTCGACGTCGCGTTCGCAGGGAAGGGGCTCTGACATGGCACTCGATCTGCCCGTTGGCGAAAACGTCTCCGTTCCGCCGACAGACACCAAACGCCTGATCGTCGACGGCGATGGTTCGGCGAAGCTGCTGAGCGCAGACGGCTCGCGTGAGAACCTGGTGATCCCGGCGACGACGCTGGTGCCGGGGACGATGAGCATCGACGCTCTGGCGTTCATCCCGAAGTTTCACGCAACGGACCTCACGGATGCAACGGTGGCGATTGCCCCGGGGACGCTCACGATCGCAGCCGCCAGGCTCCCCGTGGGCACGTTGACGGCAAATCGCGAGCTGACACTTGAGACGACGAACGCTGTTGCCGGTGACACGATGTTCGTCCTGGTACAGGACCTGTCGGCCTTCACGTACATCATCAGAAACGGAGTGGGTGGCCTGCTCGCCACGCACGGCCCGAACGCGACGCGAGCGAAGCTGTACAGTCTGTTTCTCTCGGCCGGGCAGTGGATATTTTCTCAGGCCTGGTACGTCAACTGACGCACTGACGGTCCGTTATGACCGACGAGGACAAAACCGGCCGGCACAACTGGGCGAGCAAGGTCCCGTTGATGACGTTGCTCGCGATCGTCTTCGCGGCCGGCGGACTGCTCGTTAAACAGCAGTTCGTCGAGGTGAAGGTCGACAAGATGATCGACAAGTGGGATCGCTACGCGGCCGCGAGCGAAGCTCGGCATCGCGCGATGGAGGACTGGCGGATCGTCGTCGAGACGAAAGAGGCGGCCGCGCAGAGAGCCGCTCGCGAACAGGAACGCAGCGAAAGGAAGAAACAACGATGAATTGGCTGTACAAAGGTCTGATGCTCGCGAGCCTGGTGGGCGGCGCGCTGGTGACGGGCGGGATTCTCCCCGTGGCCTGGGGCGTGGTGGCGGCAGCGCTCGGAACGGGAGCGGGGCTGTTCCACGAGAAGCCGGGATCCGCCCCGCCGGGCGATGTCAAATGATCGCGCCTCCGAACTCGACGTCAAACGCGAGCTCTTCCGGGAGTGCGCGGAAAAGGCTGAGGCGCTTGCTCGCGCGTTCCGTGCAGCTGATGCCGCGTTTCCACAGCTTTCACGAGACGCTGCAAGGATTGTTGAACGCCAACTGTACGACCTCACTCAACACGCCGTCGCCGTCATCGGAACAGCCGGTTCCGGCGATAGCGTGATTGACGACGCGGAGGAAAGGACCCCCGTCGTGTCACCCGAGCGTCTATTCCACGGCGGCGACCTGACGAACGGCGCGGTCATCTGCGCGACCGCGTTCCTCGGGACGAAAGAGACGTCGCCGAATTCAGGTCCCGTCATCGACGAGATGCTGGCGGGCGTCGGCTTGGGGCCGGGGCATCCATGGTGCGCCGCCTTCGTGCACCACTGCTTTCAGGCGGCGGCGAACGCACTGGAGATGCTCAACCCGTGCCCGCGAACGGCCGGCGTGCTCAAGATGTGGGAGCAGGCGCCCGACGCCGCGAAGGTCGACAGGCCGGTGCGCGGCGCGATCATCGTCATGGACCACGGCAAGGGGAAGGGGCACTGCGGGATTGTCGAAGAGGTGAACGGCGGCGGGCTACTGGAAACGATCGAGGGCAATTCCGACCGCCGCGGCTCGCGCACCGGCGGCTCCGTCGTGCGCCACATCTGGCGGCCCGAGGACGGCGCGCGCGGAACGCTGGTCGGGTACATCGACCTGGCGCTGGTGCCGCTCGTGTCGCGCAAGCCGGCGGCTACGTAGCCGGTAGCAGCTCTATCTCAACCCGCGGTCGCTTGCGGTCGAGCGCCAGCCGCGACCCGTCCACCGACACGATCAGCTTGTCGTCGCTGACCACGCCCGCGCGTTCGAGCGCGTCGCTGATAGCCGACAAGAAATTTAACAAGTCACCGACGGCCCGGTCGCGGTAGACCGTCGCGGCCATGCTCACCGGCCCGCAGTAGTACGGCAGCACCACGACGGGAAGGTCCGACGGTGCGCGGTGCAGTTGCGACCGCAGCTGCAGCAGGGCGTCATCCTCCCACTTCATCGCGGCCCGCGACTGGATCAGGCGAGACCGTGTACCGGACTTCACGATCCGCATGCTATTTTTTTTCGTTCGAGGCGGCCCCTCGATCGTGAACCTCACGCGCCCGCTCCGGGCAACGCGCCGCGGTTGTACGCGAGCAGCTCCAGCATGTCGGGAAAGGCGTCGAGCACGAATAGGCCGCGCATCCAAGCAGCCAGCTCGGCGACGATGCGCTGCGGGCCAACGATCGCGCGGTCGAGTTCGCTTACGAAGTAGCTCGTCGACCCGTGGCACAGCGCGGTCAGGCGGATGTGCCTGTCGTACCAGTCGCCGCCATCGTTGAATATCTCCGGACGCTTTCCGCACGCTGGGCACCGCGAACGAGTCTCGACGACACGTAGGACCACCGCGTGCAGCGCAGACTTGCTCACGCGGTTCACGCGACCCCCGCCGCCCGCGCCCGGAACTTCGCGCTCTTGCGAAACGCGTCCCGCCGGGCGATGCACGGACCGCAGGTCACGTTCCGGTCGTAGATCGTGACCTCGATGCCCGGGTTCCGCATCCGGATCAGCCCGCACGACGTGTAGCCGTAGCGAACCAGCTTGTGCGTGGTAGGTTGCGCCGGTGCGAGCCGAACATCCGCTGATCGTGGCGCTGGTCGAGGCGTGGGCGCACCGGGCGGGACTGCCGGCACCGACAGTGTGGGCATGGATCGATCGGCGCGAAGCTCCAACGCCAGAGGCGCGCGCGGCGATCGTGGACGCGTTCTACCCGCTGGTCCGGCCGGATTCGTTCTTGCCATCGCCAGGACAGAATGACACAATCGACACGATGAACGCAAGCACCGTCGAGGCGCCACGTCGCGGCAGGCCCATGGACCAGCGCAAACATCCGTTCGTTGTCGCCCTGCTGCGCCATCGGGTCACGATCGCCGAGGTGGCGCGCGACCTGAAACGTGGCGATTCGACGGTCAAGAGCTGGTACAAGCCGAAGGGCGACCCCGCCGGTCGGCCCATCCCGCGCGCCGCCGCCGAGGCGCTGCGCAAGCGGTTCGGCGTGCCGCTGTCCGCCTGGGCCCGCATCGCCGACTGATTCTCACGGCCCCGGAAGCCCACCGGCGCAAGCCCGACGAATAGCGAGGGATGTACACGTCGGGGGCCGTGTCTTTTGTTGTTGACGGCGAAGCTTATGTGTCTTAATCTCAGTCCCATGCTCAACAACGACGAATCCGACGGCATCCCCGAGGCCATCGACGACGAGGACGACGCGCTCCCCGGCTACGACATCACGAACGTGTTCGAGTCGATGCGCGCCCACGACGCCCGCCCCGACGACGGACGCTGCGTCGACTGCCTCGGCCGGATTCCCCGCGACGCCTCGATGTTCATCTGCGGCGATCGACTGTGCCAGGTCTGCGGCTCGAACCGGAAGGTTCGCCCGTGAAAAGCCATATGGAAACGTCGGGGGCCTCGCGCGGGGTAAGGAGGTCGCCGGAGTACGAGGCGTGGGCGGCCATGAAGACGCGCTGTTACAACCCGAGGTTTCTCGGATACGCGCGCTACGGCGGTCGCGGGATCACGGTCTGCGAGCGATGGCGAGGGAGCTTCGAGGCGTTCCTGTCCGACATGGGTCGCCGTCCATCGGCTGACCATTCGATCGACCGCATCGACAACGATGGCAACTACGAGCCGAGGAACTGCCGGTGGGCGACCAGGGAGGAACAGGCGCGCAACCGCGTCCAAAACATCTTCGTCACGTACCTGGGGCAGCGCATGTGCTTACTCGACGCCTGCAGGGCATCGGGCCGGTCGTACAAGGCGGTCGCGAGCCTCATCTACGCCCACGGCGGCGACCCCCAGGAGGTCTTCGACCGGCCTGTGAATCGGGTGAAGAGTCTAGCCGCCTATGGGCTCTGCGCTCCGCCGGAGATGCTGAAGAGAGATTGCGCTCGCGGGCATCTGTTCACGCCGGAGAACACGTACAACAAGCAAAACAGGCGCACGGGTAGGACTGCTCGCGTCTGCCTGGCCTGCAACCGAGAGCAGTGCCGCCAGCGACGCGCCGACAGGAAGGTCCGATGAGCCTCGCCCCCGCGCCCGACGACGTCATGGGCAAGCTCATCGTCGACGCGATCCGCGCGGCGCTTCAGGTGCGCGCCGGCCACGTGCTGACGCCCGAGATCATCGAGGACCGCTCTAGAAATGCGGCGGTCTACGTGCTCGACGCTCTGTTTTCCGACGACGACGAAACACCAACCACCGAAGGAGGCTGACCATGGACGTCCGTTCACTTTTTGATAAGGCCTATCTGTACGCCTACGACTTGCAGGGGCGCGACGTCACCGTGACGATCGCGAAGGTGACGGGCGGGACGCTCGTCGGCACCGGCGGCAAGTCGAACAAGAAACCGATCTTGTTCTTCCAGGGCGCGAAGAAGGGGCTGGCGCTCAACATCACGAACGCGCGCAGCATCGCGGCGATGTACGGCGGCTTCGACAGCGCCGGCTGGATCGGCAAGCGCGTGACGCTCTACCCGACGACGACGCAGTTCGGGTCGCAGACGGTCGAGTGCGTGCGGATTCGGCCGGGCATCCCCGGCGCGAAGGTGAAGGACACGCCGCCGCTGGACGCTCCACACGAGCGGGAGCCCGGGGCGGACGACGACGAAACGGCGGCGTCATGAAGGCGTTCGAGCGCGACGACAATGGCATCATTCACGATCGCGTGATCATCTCCGGCGCCAAGGAGCGGCCGCGCGGGAAGCTGTCGGCGCTGTTTGCCCCGGTGTACGTGGCCGTGATCGCCGGAGACGACCGCACGGACAACGTGTCGATGCAGCTCAACGCCCACGGCGTCACGACGTCGATGCTGATGACGGCCAAGAAGGCTCGTCGTCTCGGCGAACTGCTCATCGCGGCTGCCGATGACACCATGTCGCGTCGCCCGGCGCTGAAGGCCGTACCATGAGCCCCGCCGAGCAGTTGCAGCAGCTCCTCGCCGACGCGGACCGCCCGCAAGCGCCAGCAGACGAGGCGTTGCGGTTCTCGCGTCTCAAGCGCTTCTCCCAGTCCGCCGCGCACTACTTCGGCGCGGAAGGGCCGGCGGGCGGTGGCATCGACATCGGCAGCGCGGCTCACTCGCTGGTGCTGGGCGGCGTCGAGGTGATCGAATACGGATACGGGCGTCGCGCAGGGAAGATGTTCGACGCGTTCAAGGACGAGAACCCAGACGCGCTCATCCTGTCGCCCAGCGAGTATCGCAAGGCGAACGGCATGGCCGCCGCGGTAAAGGCGAACCGGCTGGCGTGTAGCGTGCTCGACGGCGAGCGCGAAAAAACCTACACGTGGCGGTTGCAAGGGCGCCTCTGTCGCGGCACGCCCGACGTGCGCGGCAGGCGTCACGTCACCGAACTGAAGACGGGCGAGACGGCCGACCCGCGCTTCTTCCCGTTCAAGGTGCGGCGGTTCTGCTACCACGGCCAGCTGGCGTGGTACAGCGACGGCGCCGTGCTGGCGGGCCTGCCCGACCCGGAGGAGCACTACGTCGTGGCGGTCGAGGCGACGGCGCCGTTCGTGGTGACGGTGTTCCGCATCGCGCCGGCGACGATCGAGCTGGGGCGGCGCCTGTGCCGTCTTTGGTTCGAGCGGCTGCTCCAGTGCGAGGCGGCGCAGGAATGGCCGGGCTACTCGCAGAGCGTCGTCGAGCTGGCGCTGCCGGATTTCGAGGACGAGGCGTTCATGGCAGCCGACGTTGATGTAGCGAGCGCGCCGGAGGAGGCGATCACATGAGCCCCATCCAAGCGATCACGTCGCGGTCGATGCCGCCGCCGCTGGTGGAGTGCCCGAACTGCCGCTATCCGTTCGAGCCGTTCATGCGCGGACAGGTCGCGCGCTTCTCCTGGTTCGGGCTGCGCAAGCGCATCTGGGCGGTGATTTGCCGCGCGTGCAAGGAAATCGTCGGCTACGAGGAGATTCCGTCATGACCGCCGTGCACACGATCGACACCGCGCGCCGCCGGTTCCGGCTCGAACGCAAGGCGGCGATCCCGACGACGCTCGACGGGTTCCGCACGTGGGCGCGCAAGACGTACACGCCGCCGGCCGCGTTCGGGAAGCTGCGCGCGTTGCTCGGCGGACGACGACGGTGAGCAACACGATCGCGGGGACCCGCTACTACTACGTGATCATCGCCCTGAGCCACGACATGGGAGAGTTCCAGTCGACCCGCGTCTACGACGAGAAGGCCGCAGAAGATCTGGTCATGAAGCTGCGCGCTGACGACCTGAACGTTTACAGAAAAGAGGCGTACTTCGAGATTCCAGGCTTCACGCCGAAGAGAATCTATCCGTGAGTAATTGGTAGGCGCGCCGGTAACGTGGCGCACGAATAGTTAGTAACAAAGCACCTCAACATCGTTTCTCCGTTGCGTGATGGCACGCATAGGGGGCGGAAGGGCGATGAGTGGACGAGGACAACGCAGAACTGCTGCGAAGGATCGCGCGTGCCGTTGGCGTGACGCTGCCAGTCAGCGGCACGGATGGGCTTACCGTCGGTCGGCTGTGGCTGGCGTTCAAGTCGTCGCTCGCGCCGGGCCGTCGGAAGCGACAGATTCGCGCCGAGCTGAAACCGTTCCTGCTCGCTTTCTGGGACGTGCCGTGCGCTGACCTGACGCCCGCCGACTGGGACCGCCACCGCATTCGCATGCTCAAGACGCGCACGCGGTACGGGCGCTGCTACCTGCAGTCGACCATCAACCTTGCGCTCACCCGCGCGCGCCAGATGTTCCGGTTCGGCGTGGACGAGCGCCTGCTGCACGAAAACCCGCTGCGCAAGGCGAAGCGCATCCGAACGCGCATCGGCCGCGAGACGTGGTTGCAGCCCGATCAGGTGGACGCCCTGATCGCCGCCGCCGATTCGCTGCGCTGGGAGCACCAGCGCGTGACGGCGCGCGCGTTCATCACGGTCCTGCTCGACACGGGCATGCGGTTCAACGAGGCGCGCCGACTGCGCCGCGATCGGATCGGGCTCGACGGGACGGTGGCGCTGGCCGGCGCCGAGACGAAGGGCAAGCGGCCGCGCGTCGTCGCGCTCACCCGCCGGGCTATGCGCGCGGTCGCCGACGTTCCGCCGCACCCGACGACGCCGTACGTGTTCACCCACTACCGCAAGGCGCGGCTATGGGGGCAGGAGACGCTGCGGGACTGGTTCCGCCAAGCGTGCGAGCTCGCCGGTGTCGATGCGGCTGCTGCGGCCCGCGACAACCGGATCGTCCCGCACGACTGCCGCCACACGTTCGCGTCGCTGGCGGACGCGCGCGGCGCCCAGGCGACGATGATTCAGGAGGTGCTGGGACACTCGTCGCTGCGAACGACCGAGCGCTACCTGCACCGATCGCGCGCCGAGACGGCCAAGGCGGTCGCCGCGATGATGGAGCCGCGCCGGGGTCCGCGCCGCGCCGCACAAAAAAGTGAACGGCCAGCACATGAGGAAGTTGACAAGCTCGGCCGCGCGGGAGCAAAGCTGTATTCGTGAAGCTCGAGTTCGTGATCGGAAGACGCGTCCGCAGACCTGACCCGCATTCGAGCTTCACAACCCGCGTGCTGTCGGATGCGGGCGCGTCTCCTGCTCACGAACCTCGGAGGTGATTCCATGCGTACGAGATCTCCCGGACTAAATCCGGTAGTCACCGGAAAACGCCGTCGCGCCCGCGCGCTGTGGGTCTACCGCAAAGCCCTGGCCGACGTCCTGGCGATGTTCGGCGACCCGGTCGCCAGGGCGGTGCGCGCGTGAAGCGGGCGCCGCGGTTCAAGGGCATCACGCGGATCTCGACGGTTGAGCAACGGATCCAGCACCGCTACGAGTTCGGTTACGCCGACCTCGTGCGGCTGCTGCGGCTGCCGGAGGGGACGCAGCTCACCGTCGAGACGCCCAACGAGGCCGGGGCGTTGGCCGATCGCTCGTCGGTCGAGCTGCGCGCTGACTGTGCGCTGATCGCAACCGTCGTCGTGAAGTCGTGATCGTAGAGCGTGTGCTTCGGGCGGTGTTCAAGCACCGCGACATCGACCACGGTGGCGATCTGTACCTGCGCAGGTTCTACGTCGGGCCCGAGGTGCGCGGCTGGCAATTGATGCTGCACAAGCTCTGTCGCCCCGACCGCGAGCGCATCCCGCACGATCACCCGTGGGACTTCGCGACGCTCTGTCTGAGCGGCGGGTACACCGAGGAAGTCGCTGACGCGGGCGGCGGTGCGAAGTTCTCCAATCTCATGCCCGGTGAGGCGCGCCTGCGATCGGCGGAGCACACGCACCGGATCGTCAAGGTGTTCGGCGTGGCGTGGACGCTGGTGCTGTCCGGCCCGCGCCGCCGCACATGGGGCTTTTGGGACGGCAAGAACTTCACCGACTGGCGGACGTACCTGAAGGTTCCCGCGGACTATCACCCGCTAGACGACGCAAAACGGGTGGTGTCGTCGTGATCGCCGGTATGTCGTGGGCCGACTTCCTGGCGATCGAGCGGCGCCGCGCGCGGTGGCGTTCCGTCGGCGGCGCGGTGGCGGTGCTGGCGCTCGCGGCGGTGCTGGGCCTGGTGCTCGGCGCGCTGTCGGCGGGGTACGGGCTCGAAGGAGGCATCTGATGCGCTGGCTCGGGTACCAGAGGGTCAAGTTCTCGTCGGTCAACATGGACGTCGCGGAGGTTCGGCGCCGGTCCAAGCAGGCGCACGTCACCGACCTAGCCGCGAACATCCGCGAGCACGGCGACGAGCTGATCCATGCGCCGACGGTGCGCATGCCGGGAAAGGTGCTGCTCTGTGGGCGCGACCGGATGGCGGCGCTGATGACGCTCAAGGCGACGCACCTGTGGGCGCGCCTGTGCGAGTGCACGGACGTCGAAGCGGCCGACCTGGAGGCGAGCGAAAACGTCCACCGCCGCGCCGACCTTCGCAGCGACGTCCTCGCCCGCGCGGTGCGCGCCAAGGAGCAGCTGCTGACCGCCCAAGGTGGGACAACTGTCCCACCCACGCAGAGCGTCACGGCGGAGGCCCGCAAGGCCGTCGCGCGCGACGCCGGCGTATCGACCGCTGCCGTCCGAAAGGCCGAGCAGCGGAGCGCCGCAAAGTCTTCCGCGGACGGGGCCGCCCCCCCGTCGTCTGGCGCGCCGGCCGCTACCGCGGAGGAGCCGGCATTTTCTCCCAACCTGGATCTGCTGGGCGTCCCGTTCGATGACGTCGAGGGCACGTGCGGCGCGGCGGCGTATCGGCAGTCGACGCTCGACGCCATAAACAAGCACCTGATTGCGGCGCAGTCGGCTGCGACGCGGCTCGGAGACAACGCCGAGGCGCAGCAGTTTCACGCCGAGGTGCATCGCTTCGCCGCGTGGGCGCGGGGCATGAGGCCGGCGGCGATCTGCCCTTGGTGCAAGGCAATCGCCAAGCTGACGGCGGACTGCCCTGTCTGCCACACGCAGGGCCACGTGCCGGCGGAACTGATGAAGGCCGCGGACTCTCGCGTGCCGCGGGAGCTACGCGACCCGAGCGCGCCGGCGGTTTTCGTCAACGGGCAGCTGGTGCCGTACGCCGACGCGCTGGCGGGGAAGCTGCCGAAGGGGCGGGCGGCGTGACCGTCGCGCCGCAGCAAACCGGCTTTTTCGACAAGCCCGTGCGCGCGGGGGCGTTCACGCCGCGCCCGTATCAGAACGACGCCGACCTGTGCATCGACCGCGAGCTAGCCCAGCACCGATCGACGCTCATCGTGCAAGCGACCGGCCTCGGGAAAACCGTGCTGTTCTGCATGCAGGCGAAGCGGCGCGGCAACGGTCTGGTGCTGGTCCACCGCGACACGCTGGCGCGACAGGCGCACAAGAAGCTGCAGCTCGCTACCGGCGCGCTCGTCGGCGTCGAGAAGGCCGAGCGCACCGCATTCGGGACGCCGTACGTTGTCGGCAGCGTGCAGACGCTCAAGGGCGATCGGCTCAAGCGGTTCGCCGAACGATTCAAGGACACGATCGACTTCATCATCACGGACGAAGCGCACCGCTCGACGGCGCCGAGCTACCGGAAGATCTACGAGGCGTTTCCGCACGCGAAGCTGCTGGGCGTGACGGCGACGGCCGATCGCAGCGACGGCGTGGCGATGGGGTCGGTGTACGACTCGGTGGCGCACCGTTACGAGATCATCCCGGCGACCAGCGACGCGTGGCTGACGCCCGTCGACTACGTGCCGCTGGAGTCGAACGTCAACCTCGACAAGATCGACCTGCGCGGCAAGGACCTGGACCCGACGCAACTCGACGACGCGGTGGCGCAGGAGGCGGGTCGCATCGCGCGCGCCATCCTGGACCACGCGCGCGACAAGCGGCTGATCGTGTTCACCCCGGGCGTCAAGACGGCGCACACGCTGTCGGCCGCGCTCAACATGTTGGTGCCCGGGCTGGCCGCGTCCGTCGACGGCACGATGGACGACGACGAGAAGCGGAGCATCGAGGAGCGGCACCGCGCCGGCGAGATCAAGCTGCTCGTCAACTGCAACATCTACACGGAAGGGCACGACGATCCGACGCTCGACGGCATCGTCGATACGGCAAAGTCCAAGAGCCGCCTGCGCGTCATGCAGCGGGTGGGGCGAGCGACGCGCATGTGGGACGACGGGACTGACGGGCCCGGCATCGGCGACCTGCCGACCGTCGAGGCTCGAGCGGCGGCGATCGCCGCGAGCCCGAAGCCCCGGGCGCTCTGGTACGACCTCGTCTGCAACGGCGAGCGCCACAGCGTCGTCGGTCCGCTTGACCTGCTGGCCGGCGCCATGCCCGACGACGTGCGCAAGGAGGCCAAGAAGATCTTACAGAAAGAGGGCGGCAACGTAGACGCCGCGGTCGCACAGGCCCAGGCGCGCGTCGACGAGCGCAAGCGCGCGTTCGCGGCGGCAGCGGTCGCGCGCAAGGCCAAGTCGTCGAAGGGGCGCGTGCGCAGCATCTTCGAACTCGCCGGCGTGGCGCACATGCAGCCGGCGTGGCGGAACATCCGCCCCGAAGATCGCGCGACCGTCAAGCAGCTGCGGTGGCTGAAGGAGAGCGGCATCCCGATCCCAAACGGCTGCACCAAGGCGCAGTTTAAGCGCCTGCGCGGGCTCAATGAGCGACGGAAGGCGAGCGGCATGTGCCAGCTCGGCGGCGTGCATTGGCTTGGCTGGTACGGCATCAACGCCTGGCGGCTGACGGGCGCGAAGGCGAAGCGAATCCAGAGCGCCATCATCGCGAACAACCGCGCGCCACTGCACCCGGCGACGCTCGCGTCGATGCTGGCGCGGGACGAGGTCGGCGTCGATGGGTGAGCGCGTGGTCCGTCTGCGCAAGCACCGGTCGCCGCTGATCGACGTGGTGTACCCGGGGCTCGCGGACGTGCAGCGCGAGGTCATCGCGACGATCAAGGACCGCGAGTATCCCGACACGGTGCTCGGCCTCAGGTACGGCGACATCATCGCGTGGATCTACGAACGGGACGTCACATGAAGCCAGAGCCTTGCGTCGAGTGCGACTCCACGACGTACGTCGCGTCGATGGTGGACGCCGACGGGCGGCACACGTGCGCGGCGTGCTGGATCGGCCTCACACCGATGCTGCGCGCGGGGATTCCGATCGCGCCGCTGGGGAAGCCATGATCTTCGACATCCCAAATGCCGCTGTCGCGTGGTTGCGCACCGGCGAGCGCGGCACAAGCTCCCAGACCATTTTCGAAGTGATGACCGGGCTACCGCTGACCGACGGTGTATTTCGCCGCGCCGTCCCGTTCGACCCCGCCGACTTCCGTCGCTGCCGACTGCTGCTTGAGGCCGTGCCCGAATGGCGGCACCGGCTAGGCGAGATGGCCGCCGTGGGGCCGCGCTGGTCCGCGCTGATTCCGCGCTGGGACGAGCTGTGCGCGACGATGGACGCCGAGGCGCCCGAGTGGCGCGACGGTGTCGGCGACGCGCCGCTGACGTACCGGCTGATACGGGCGACTGAGCGTGCCGCATGACGGTGCGTCCCGACCACGCCGAGGCCGACCGCCTGTGCCGGATGCACGAGCTGCGCTTCTGGCTGCGCGGCCACGGCTGCTGCTGGCTGTGCGCGCTGCGGCTCGCGATCGCCCAGGTACAGAAAGAGGCGGGGCTCAAGTTCGAGGCCGGGACGCAATGCGCGGGCGACGGCAGCTGCGCGGCGCGGGCGCGAGCGGCGTGGCCCAACATGCCGGGCGCGGCGAAACGGGCGGCGGCATGACGAAGCCCCAGGAGGATCAGATGGCCGATGACCCCGAGGTAACAGCCCTGGAGGCAATCAACGCCATCCTCCAGCCGTTCGCCCACACGACACGTCGTCGGATACTCGGTTACTTCACTCGACGGGAAACCGACGGTGACCTGGCGGGGCAGGCTCGCCGCATCTTGGAGGACGTAGCGAAGATTGACCCAAAGGAGCGGTTCGCCGAGATGGTTCGCAGCGGGCTAATCAACGAGGACGGCAGCTATCGGGGAGGTTCAGATGAGTGAGCGACCGACACGAGTTGAGGTAGGGCAGTTCTGGACCATCGAGGGAACCATCCAGTCGGCGAAGGTCGTGGAAATCGAGCCCGACAAGCCCGGGGCAACCACTGGCCCCGTGGCGAGATTCGACAATGGATGGTGGGGGTGGTCGCGGCTAATGCTCAGCCCCGTCACCAACTGGGTCTACCTCGGACCCCAGGACGCTGAGCCCGCTAAGGGAGGTCCACCGTGGAAGGCTGGCCAGCGTTTCACGTGGTGCAAAACACAGCAGTGGACGTTCACCGGTAATAAAACGCCGGGCGGCAGGTGGGAAGCCATCGATTCAAATGGGCACCCGGGCTCGTTCTCCGATGCGATGATTTCGTGGAACAGCTTCACCCTCCTCGACGCAGCTCCCCCGCAGCCTGATGTGGTTGTTCGAACCCCGGGGCCTATCCAGCGGGAGGTCAGCGGGGACGGGCGCAACTGGATCAACTACGACCGCCTCACCGACGCCGATCCGTTCGAGTCGTACCGCCACCGTCGAGAGAACGGGCTGGTCATCGTCGCTGCCGCGCAGACGTCGGTGCGTATCGTGGGGACGTACGAGCAGCCCATGCGCGGCGGGACTCGCATGTCAGAGAAGGCAATCGCGACGGCGATGAACTACCACGACGCTGAATTCACACCGGCCGTCGAGCCAGCCCCCGAACATCCCCGGCAGTCCCACTGCCTAGATGCGGGGCGAGGAATCTGGAGGACACGATGAGAGACGAGACCGACTGTTCCTGCGGTCAGCCAAAGGCCCTCCACGCCGGTGTACCGGACGGTGCGAACGCATGCCTAATCGCTGGCTTGCGAGCTGAGGTCGCCAGCCTCACTAGGGAGCGGGATGGGCTACGGGACACCGTGGCAAGGCTTCTTGGCGATGCCGACGCAGCCCGTGCCGAGGCAGAGCGACTACGGGGAGCGCTGGAGCGCATCGCCGCCCTCGACCACTTCGACTACGTCACCTATGGCGAGCCTGTGCAAATCGCCACGGCTGCCCTTGGGCCCGCATCTCCAGGGCTACCGGAACCGGTGGATGAGACAGGGGATTCGACCACTAAGAATCTTTTGGTCGGAGCCGGCGCCGCATCCAGCGGGACGCCAGCGAAGTGCGAAACCTGGTGTGGCCAGGGCCAAGCCCGGAAGCCGCTCGGCGTGAAGAGTTGGAGCCGACGCAATCGGTCGTATTGCACAGAGGCGTGTCTAGGCGCCGCCGAAGCGGCCAGACTGGTCAGCCCCGTGGGGCGGGGAAACCGCGTCGATTGGACGTGCCCGACGTGTAAGCGGAAGTGCACTGGTATGGCCTACGATGGCCCGTACTGTCACGCGAATGGATGCGCACTCGCCCCGACCCCACCTGATACGACCCCGTCTCGACCCAAGGAATCAGGCGTGTGCGCGAGTTGGTGCGGGACGCGAAGCGTTGATCTTGTGAAAACCCGTGCGTGGTACGCGAAGGACGGAAAGAACTGGAATGCGGGGCCGGTCCATTGCTCCGAGGCTTGTCGTGACGCCGGTCGCAGCCTTCACCCAGCCCCCGGGACGGCGACAGCGAAAGGAACGACCGATGTGTAACCGAATGTCCGTACACATCCCGGGCCACTGCCCGCCTGTGCCGTTCGAGTTCTGGGGTGAGTCACGGATGGCGAAGGCGATCCGCGAGTTCCAGCGCGCGGCCGAAGTTCGCCGCCGCTACCCGTCCAACTTCATGCCGTGGCGCACCCCCGGGAACGCAACGAAAGGCAGGCAGCCGTGAGCGTGGCCGAGGCGGAACTGGCAAGCGGGCATCGCTTCAAGCGCGAAGGCGTCAAGCTCGTGTGCCGACTGTGCGGCGCGCGAGGAACACCGGAGGAGCTTAAGGAGATGCTCCGAGACACCGGGTTCGCCGAATGCACCAAGCGCAACCTAGCCAACCCGAGCCCCCAACGCGGGGAGACGTGATGGAAGATTCTTCTGGTCGAAGTGGGAATCCATCCAGCGTGCACAACTTCGCGGACTGCATCAACGCCGAGGGTGACAGGCCGTGCCGTGACTGCGTCGAATACGCACTGGAATCGGTCGGTGCACCACCGGATATCGCAACGACTTCGACCAACCAAGACCGGAAGGTGACGTGATGTGCTGGCTATGCGGCATCGGACTTCCCCGGCTGCTATGCGCTCGCTGCTGGCGCAAGCTAAACCCGCCGCGCACCCCCGAAAGGCCCCATGACCCACCATGAACAGGGCCTGGTAGAAGCGCTGGAGCGAATCGAACGCGAGTGGGCTCCGCGGCGCGGCGCGCGTCGAGGATCAATCTGCGACCCACACGACGTTGCGACCGCCGCCCTCGCCGCCTACCGCACCGCCATCGCGTCCCAACCCCCGACGCTGGACCCGGTACGGACGGCGAGGGAAGTGGCGCACGACGCCCTAGGCGACTCGTGTGGCGAACGGTTCGGGCACACGAAGTACTGCGACTCAATCACCGCCGCCATCGAAGCTGACCGTCTATCCCGACCTGAGGTTTTGGGTCGAAGTGGGAATTTAGCCGGTGGGCTTGATGCGAAGACGGTGGAGGCGTGCGCACAGGAGGTGTTCTCCTGGGATATCGACTGGAGCGTCGGCATTCCCGAAAACCTAGGCAAGCTCGGGCTTCGCATCCGCTCCCTCGCTTCGACCCCGCCGGATGTTGAGCCGACTTCGACCCAGCAAGAATCTGTAGGGTCTAACCCCGCTGGCCATCCCACGGGATACGACCCTAAAAAGCCCGACGGGGACATCCGATGAGCGATGACCAAACGATTGCGCGGCTGACCGCCGAGGTCGCCAGCCTTGAGGGCGAGTTGAAGCGAACCCAGGAGTTGCTACGGCCCGACGGCGACTACACGAGCGAATCCCTTGCGAAGGAACTCTGCTCGGTCTTTGTGAAGGCGGCCACCCGTCTCGGCGTTGGCCCGTGGCTCGACGAACTGGGATGGGCGATGGCGGCGTGCGGATTCCAGAACGGTATCCCCGTAGAGGAATTGCAGCGCGCCCTCGCAGCCAAGTATCACGGCATCTCGAAAGGCAAGCGCACGCAATGAGAACCCCCGCCCGTGGGACAGACGCGCAAGCCCGACGGGGAACGACCATGACAGCGAGGGAGACGCTACACGAGGCCGCCAGGCTACTGGAGTGCGCACACGACTACCACGTCGTTCCCGTGCATCACAAGGCCGCCACCGCCCTGCGCTCCCTTGCCGATCGCCTGGACGCGGAGATGCGCGCGGTCCTGGCCATGGAGCAGGAGACGCGCGACACGAACGACGCCAGTGGTTGGGGCGCGGCTGCGGCCATCGCCCAATCGCTCGCCCGCCTCGACGCACCCCTTGGGGAGCCGAAGACGTGACGCGCGCGTTCGGTGTGTACCGGATCTACGACAGCGGCCGCCGCGTGATCGTGCGTCGCAGCCTTTTACCCAATGAGGCTGTGCGTGTTGCCGGGCAGCTGCGCGACGCGATGACCGACAGCCAGGTCGGGCAAGCGCTCGCGGAAGGGTGGAACTACCTCCCGGCCAAGATTACCGCCGCCGAGCGCGTCAAGGCGCGGGTCCAGACGTACATCGCCAACAACCGAACTGCCTACCAGTCGCGAACGCAGCACAAGATCGCGACGGAGATTCAGAGGCTTTCGAGGAAGGGGGTGGATAGGGCAACGACATAGCTGCTTGGCGGGCGCGTCCGAACGCGCAAGCCCGGCAGAGGTGGCCCGGCTCGGCAGCCGCACGGCGAACCGAGACGTAGACAGCGGCGTGTCGCCGCCCGTGCCCCCGATGAGAGTCGCCCGAGACGTTCGGAGGCGGCAGGTAGTCGGTGGACGAGCTCACGGGGAGATCGGCGTACGAGCAGCATGAACCTCTGCAACCAACAGCGTACGGGTCTGGTTCTTAACCCAAAGCTCGGGGTGTGCCCTACGGTCGTTCCTTGACAACGGAATAGCGGTGGTGCCAACTTATCAGCACGCACCGATGAGCATCCCGCGACCGAAGTCCAGGCCGCCCCGGTTCAAGAACCTCGCCGCGTTGCTGTCCGCGTTCGGTGAGGGGCAGATGTCGCGAGCGGAGATCGACGAGTGCCTGGCCGCCGTGCAGATGGGCGTCGGCCTGTCGAAGCGCGACAAGGCGCTGGGCATCGCGCTCGAGCAGACGGGCGAGCACAAGGACGATCCGGTCTACTGGGAGGGGTTCCGCCAGGGCCTGGTCGAAGGGTACGAGGGTGCGCGCACCGACCTGGAGGCGGGCGTTGCGCTGCGGCCGATCGCCGACATCGCAGCGGAAGCTGAGGCCGAGGCGAAGGGAACGACGCATTGAAGTTGCGCGTCGCCCGAAAGATCGTGAAGACGATTCGTCGAGTGAGCGGGTCGGCCCTGACGCGGTACACGCGGGACCAGATGCGGCGGGCGTGCCTTCGGGTATTCGCGTCGCCATTGCAGGTGACGTCAAACGGAATCGGCTCGTCGGTGACGACCATCGCGAGACAATGTGGCGGGCGAGCGTTCGCCATCTCGTCGAAGCTTGGCGTATTCGAGCAGCGGGGTCGGCTGTGGGATATAGTTCGCGTCGAGGGCCCGGAGGGACGCGGGCTGGTGATGCGCCCGAGGCCGCCATGACCGCGCCCGCCGCGTACCTCGTGTTTCGCGGGCAAGTGGCGACCGAAAAGGGCGTCACCACCACCTGGGAGAAGCGCCTGGAACGAGAGGGCATGCGCCCGCTCGACTACGACGACGGCGCCGGCGGCATCAAGGTCGGCAACCGCGGCAGCGGCAAGCTGCTCGACGGCCTGCGCGCGTTCGCTCGCGCGTCAGCAACGGACCGACTCGAAGCGCGGCGTGCAGTGCTAGCGCGGCTGACCGACGAGGGACAGCGGTTCAAGCGGCTGGGCGAGCTGTCGTCGCTCGAAGAGCAAGAGCGCTGGGCGAGCGAGCATCGCGTCTACTCGCTGTACGCGGCTGGCGTCGGCAACCGCTCCCTGTCGCGCCGCACGGGTCTCGGACGCATGACCGTGCATCGGCTGGTCGCCGCCGTCGAGACGCGATACCACGACGCCCCCCAGACGCACGTGGACGCGCTGGTGGCAGCCTGCGACGCGACGACGCTGGTGCTGGTGTTCGCGCTGCTGGAGCGAGCGCTGGCGGCACCTGGAGAGGTCAAGGAGATGCTCGCGGCGGCACGTGCGGTGCCGGCGATCCGGGCGCTGGTCGAGCCGGATGAGGTGCGCGACGATGGCTGACAAACCGACATTCACGCCCACGTGCGGAGGTGAGAAGTGCCCGTACTGCACGCCGAATCGGCGTCTCAACAGGCTTCGGCGCAGGAAGCGTAGCCGTGGCTGACACCGCGGCTGCTGCAACCGTCGGCCAGCCGGGTCACCCGAACCTCAAGGCCGGCGCCGAGGGGTGGAAGGCCGGTCAGAGTGGCAACCCTACTGGCGTAAACAAGTACCTAGCGCAACTACGCGCAGCCATTCAGGAACAGGAGACGCCAGAAGAGGTGTGCAAGGTCGTCGCGGCGATGCGCGAGGACGCCAAGAGCGGCAAGAAGTCCGCGCCCGCAGCGGCCAAGGTGTACCTCGGCGCGGTGGGCCTGAAACTCGACGGCGGCGAGGCGACGAAGATCGACCTGTCGGACGCGCCTCCCGAGACGATGGAATACCTGCGCAGGAAGATCCCCAATTGACCCGCTGGTAGCAGCGTTCCGCGCCGAGAAGGAACGGCGCGCACGGCGGGAAGGGGCGCCAGCCTTCCGCGCTGACGCCGTCTGCTACCCGGACCAGCTCGCGTTCGTCCGCAGCGTCGCTAAGCGCAAGGTGCTGCGCAAGACACGCCGCGCCGGTGGCACCGTGGCGCTGGCGACGTGGTACCTCGAGGGCGCGCTCGAGCCGCCGTACGCGAATCAGCTGTACGTGACGTCGACGCTCAAGAACGCTAAGCGCCTGATCTGGCCGACGCTCAAGAAGCTCAACACCAAGTACGCGCTGGGCGGCGTGCCCAACGAAACGGAGGCGTTCATGCGCTTCCCGAACGTCGAGAACGAGCCGGTGATCTACCTGGGCGGCGCGAAGGACAAGGAGGAGATCGAGAAGATCCGCGGCTACGAGGGCGGCATCAAGCGCGCGGCGATCGACGAGGTACAGGCGATCCGCGCGAGCATCCTCACGACGCTGGTCGACGACATCATCGAACCGTCGCTGTTCGACTACGACGGCACGCTGTCGCTGGTCGGCACGCCGGGGCCTGTCCTGGCCGGCTACTTCTACGAGGCCGACGAGGGCGAGCAGCGGCACGCGTGGGAGCATTTCTTCCTCGACATGCGGAACAACCCGCATCTCAAGACGAAGTCGGGCAAGGACCCCGAGGCCATCCTTGCCGAGCTGCGCGCGCGCCGCCGCTGGTCGGAGGACAACGCGACGTACCGCCGTGAGTACCGCGGCCAGTGGGTGACGGACAGCGACGCCCTGGCGCTGCACTACGACCGCCAGCGCAACGCCTGTGATCGTCAGGACGCGCCGGTGCCGGGGTGGCGCTACATCCTCGTGTTCGACATCGGGTTCGACGACGCCGACGCGATCGGTGTGCTGGGCTGGGCGCCGCACGACCGCCGGCTACACCTGGTCAAGGAACTGATCACCCGCAAGCAGGGCATCACGGAGCTGGGTAATCAGCTCAAGATGCTCACGAAGGTGTTCAACCCCGAGCGCACCGTCGGCGACCTGGGTGCCCTCGGCAAGAAGATCGGCGCCGAGCTGCAGAACCGTTGGGGCCTGAACGTCGAGGCGGCCGACAAACAGCGGAAGGCCGAGCACGTGGGGCTGCTGGACGACGCCCTGCTGACCGGGTCGTTCCTGGCGCCAACGGACAGCGTGTTCGCCGAGGACTGCGCCATCGTGCAGTGGGACGCGGACGCGCGCGCCAAGAATGTCCTCGTGTTTGACGACAGCTACCACAGCGACATCATCGACGCCGTGCTGTACGGCTACCGGCTCGCGCGGCACTGGGAGGAGGACGATGAGGAGCTGCCGCCCAGCGACGACGAGCGGCGCGAAATGAGGCTCAAGGCCGCCCTGCGCCGCGCCCGTAAACCGTCGTTCGATGACATGCCGGACGTGCGGGAGCGCGATGGGCAGGACATGGAGCCGGGATCGCCCTGGGGTGACTGACGTGACGCCGGTGCTCCAGTGTGCACGGCAAGCCGCTGTCCGCCCTCCTGCAGATCCTCCGCGCCCACGGCGTCACGCGCTACCAGACCGACAAGCTGACCTTGGACCTCGGCCCCGCGCCGGTCAAGATCGGCGCGCGCGGTCCCATCGCCGTCAACCTGTCGCCCGAGGCGCTCGACGACGAACGCATCGGTGCGGAGGAGCCCGACGACGAGGGCGATCCGAAGTTCCTGCTGGAGCGCCTGTCGCCGCGGTGGTTCCCCGATAAGAAGGCCACGCCGCGCAAGAACAAGGCGGCCCAGTGAGCGACTGGACGTCCAAGGACTTCGTCGGCTCGCCCGACGACCGCGCAAAGGCGATGCTCGACGAGTCGGTCGCCATCGACGAGCAGCAGCAGATCGGCTTCGACCTGGATCGCGACCTCGACCTGATGCGCATGTTCGAGCAGCGGCCCATCACCGACCTGCAGCCCTACAGCGGCACGTTCCTGTCGGCCTCCGGCCCGACGCTCGGGACGGCCGGCCCGACGCAAATCAGCCCCTGGAACGTGCTGCGCGCGGTGGTCAACACGGCGCACGCCATGCTGGCCCGAGCGAAGGTGCGCGGCCGCTTCCTGACGACGAACGGCACGCAGGACCAGAAGCGCCGCGCGAAGTCCGCGACGCAGTGGCTGGACGGCTGGTCGGCCGAGGCGAGCCTGCACGACATCATGGGCGCCGCGCTGCTCGACGGCGAGGTGTGCCGGTTCGGCTGCATCGCGTACACCGAGGTGGCGCGCAAGGTCGTGCTGGAGCGCGTGCTGCCCGGCGAGATGTCGTGGGACTACATGGCCGCGCGCAGCGGCCGGCCCCGCAAGATGTTCCGGCGCCGCGGGGTGTCCAAGGCGGTGCTGATGTCGCGCTTCCCGAAGGCGAAAGGGATCATCGCCGCCGCCGACACCATCCCGACGGAGAACGGCGGGTCGACCGACATGGTGCTGGTGCGCGAGTGCTACGCGGCGCGCACGACGAAGGACACCGACGACGGGTGGCACGGCATCGTCATCGAGTCGGACGCCGGCAAGCGCCTGCTGATGGAGCCGTACAAAAAGACCTGGACGCCCTACACGTTCGTCATCTGGGAGCCGTTCATGGTGGGCTTCGGCGGCACGTCGCTCGCGTCGTTCCTCGAGACGATGCAGGTCGACCTGAACCACATGCAGTGGGTCAAGCGCAAGGCGCGCAAGCTCATGGGCCGGCCGCACATCGGCATCCAGCGCGGCAGCAACATCGACAAGACGCAGCTGACCAACGACATCGCCAGTGTGATCGACTTCACCGACAAGCCGCCGATCGCGCTGGTGTGGAACTACCTGCCGCCGCAGTTCTTCACCGAGGAAGCGCAGCTCATCGCGAACATGTACGGCTTCGCCGGCATCTCGCAGAACGCCAGCGAGGGGAACAAGGCGGCGGGCACGGAATCGGGCGTCGCGCAGCGGGAGGCGATGGAGTCACAGAACCTGCGCCTTCAGATCTACGCGCAGCGCGCCTGGGAGAACCCGCACGTCGAGATTTTCAACCGCGTCGTCGAGATGGCCGCCGACATCGTTGCCGACGGTGGCGAATACGAGGTGGAGGCCGAGGGGCCGAAGGGCATCGACGTCGTGGACTTCAAGAAGACGATCGCCGACCTCAAGAAGAAGAAGGTCACGATCTACCCGACCGGGTTCCTGCCGCTCACGCCCGCGGCGCGCCTCGACTTCATCCTGAAGATGCTCGAATCGCAGCTGTGGGACGTCGACCGCGCCCGCGCTGCCATGTCGGACCTCGACGTCGAGAGCGAGCAGACGCTGGAGAACAGCATTCAGGTCATGTTCTCGCAGCACTTCGAGGCGATGCTGTACGACGGGAAGGCGAAGCACCCCGACGAGCTCGCGGTGGGCAACTACCAGATCGCAATCAAGACCGCCGCCGTGTACCTGGCGATGGCCGAGGTGGAGAAGCTGCCGCGCAAGAACGTCTCGCTCGCCCGCCGCTACGTCGACGAGCTGCGCGAGCTGAAGATCCGCGCCGAGGGCAAGAAGCCGACGCCGCTACAGCCCGGCGCACCGCCAGGAGCCGCCCCGCCGCCGGCGGCGGCACCGATGGACCAAATGGGGGCGATCCAGGCCGGCGCCGTGCCGCCGCCGGGCAACGTCCAGCTGCCGCAGTAGCGGCCCGCCCGCGTGACGCTGGTGCCTGGGTGTGGACGTCAGCACCGAGACACCAGCGGCAACGCCGGCAGCGGCGGTCACGGACGCGCCTGTCGAACTGTCGCTCGACCAGATCGTAGCGGCCGAACTGGCAGCCGCCGACGCCGCCGGCGCGGATGTCGTGCAGACGCCGCCGGTCGCCGCCACCGAGGCAATCCCGCCCGACGGCACGCCCGCAACGTCGCCCACCACGGACGCCCCGCCCGTCGAAGGTGAGACGCCTCCGGCCGAGGCCGACAAGCCGGTCGACGACGTCACCGCTCGCCGCGTGCGCGCGATGCTGGCGAAGCACGAAGCGCGGGAGGCCGAGCTGGCCGCACGCGAGGCCACGATCGCCGCCCGCGAGACGCAGGGTCACGAGAACATCCTCGCCGACCTGCTCAAGAACCCGAAGGCGCTGCTCGCCAAGTACGGCAAGAGCATCGACGACGTCATCGACGCCAGCATCGCCGAGGGCAAGGCGCCGGCGCCGGTGGAGACCGACGACAACCCGCGCCTGACCGCGCTCGAGAAGCGCATCGCTGACCGCGAGACCGCCGAGCAACAGGCCACGGTCAACAACCGCGTCGCCGAGATTCAGCGCGAGATCACCGCGTCGCCGAAATACCCGCTCATCAACCAGGCCAAGAGCGCCTCGCTGGTGACCGACTACATGCTCGCGTACCACGCGACGCACGGCAAGGCGATCAGCTGGGACAAGGCCGCGGCAGCCGTCGAGGCCGACCTGACCGGCATGGGCATCGCCGCGGCCAAAAAGCTCGGCTGGGCGCCGCCCGCCGCGAAGCCGGCCGCCGCCGCCGTTCCCGCGCGCGCCGACACGCCGTCGATCGGCGGCAGCGCGCGCGACGCCGCGCCGACCACGGGTGATGAGCCCGAGGCCCCCGAGAAGTTGATGAAGTACCTCGTCGCACAG